GTCCAAGGTGGACGACACCAATGCCGTCGACGCCTGTTCAGCCTGTCATGCCGTGATCGACGGCCCCAGCACCGGCTGGCCGCCCGGCGAGCTTGCGCTGCGGGAGTGGTATCTGCGCCGCGCCCTGGCCCGCACCATCCGCAACCGAGTGATGCGCGGCATCCTGACACTGGAGGACTTCACGCCATGAGCAAGGTGGAAATTGGTGATCGCGTTGGCGCCATCCTATGCGCCGACAAGGACACGGTTAAGCTGATCGGTTACGGCACCTTCCAGGGACGCCAGGTGCCACCGGAGGGCGCAGCCGGCATGGGGTCGATGCTGCACCAGGCTGGAGTGAGCAACCCCTGCATCTGTCTCGACGACGGTAGCTTGGTATTCGGGTATGAGTGCTGGTGGGGATCAGAGGAGGCCATCAAGTCCAAGATCGGCGACCGCCAGGTAATCCAGGTCGATATGACCAAGGAGCGAGCCTCATGATTTGCCTATCATCCGCTGCCGTGGTGCGCCTGGCCCGGGCGGCGCACGAGTACAAGCCCTACCACACCCCCAAGACGGCCACCGTGGACGGCAACCACCACCAGCACACCATCGACGTGTCGCCCCGCGGCCACATCCTGATGCAGCCCATCGTGGAGGCCGCCGAGCGAGAGCTGATCGACGCCGCCATGGCCGTCGCCCAGGAACTCCTGGCCGATCGTCACCACGAACGGGAGGGGGACTGATGCCGGATTACCAGATTCTTCACGGCGATTGCGTAGAACGCATGGCAGAGCTTCCAGATGCTTCCATTGATAGCATCGTGACCGACCCGCCCTATGGCCTCGGCTTCATGGGAAGGAAGTGGGATATCGGCGTGCCCGCCGTAGACGTGTTCGCCGAGTGCCTGCGCGTGCTCAAGCCTGGCGGCCACCTGCTGGCGTTCGGCGGTAGCCGCACCTATCACCGGCTGGCCGTTGCCGTGGAGGGCGCCGGTTTCGAGATTCGCGACCAGATCATGTGGGTGTACGGGTCCGGGTTCCCCAAGTCGCGCAACGTGGGCAGGGAAGTCGAGGGGTGGGACGGCTGGGGCACCGCCCTAAAACCCGCCCATGAGCCTATCGTGGTCGCCCGCAAGCCCCTTACCGGCACCGTGGCCGCCAACGTCCTGGCGCACGGCACCGGGGCGCTGAATATCGACGGGTGCCGGATTGAGACGACGGAGAACCTTAATGGCGGGGCTTACGCTAAAACGACTAAATCCGACGGCGTATCTCAGTCCATGGCGGGGCCGCTGGGGAACGCGGTCAATCGGGAGTTCGCACAGCCCGCAGGCCGCTGGCCCGCCAACCTGATTCACGACGGCAGCGACGAGGTGCTGGCTGCGTTTCCTGATGCGCCAGGCCAGATGGCCAAGGCCGCCGAGGGCGGTGATCGTCGGAAGGAGCAGCACGTCTACGGAGTCATGATGCGGGGTTCCAATGGCGCTGACCCGCGCCAGGAGATCGACAAGTCCGCCGCCCGGTTTTTCTACTGCGCCAAGGCCAGCCGGAAGGACCGCAACGAGGGGTGCGACGCCTTCGAGGAAAAGGCGCTCAACTGGTCAAGCGGCACTCAGAACCCTGGCAGCTTCCAGTCTGCCGGTACCAAAAAGGCCGCCAAGAACCACCACCCCACCGTCAAGCCCACCGAGCTGATGCGCTACCTGTGCCGGCTGGTGACGCCGCCCGGCGGCACCGTGCTGGACCCGTTCATGGGCAGCGGCTCCACCGGCAAGGCGGCGATCCTCGAAGGCTTCGACTTTATCGGCATCGAGAAGGAGGCGGAGTACCTTCCGATCATCAAGGCCCGCCTAGAGCACGCCAAGTCAGCAAGGAGTGTCTCATGATCTTCATCGGTATCGACCCCGGCCTAGAGGGCGGAATCGCCCTCCTGAGCCCGTCCGATCGCTGGGCCGCACCATTGCCGCACCGAGGCAAGGAAGTCGACGTGCGCGCGCTCGTTGACGCCCTGCCGCCTCCGTCCGAGGTGGCGTGCGTCATGGTCGAGCGCCTCGGCGTCCGCCCCGGGCAATCGGCGCAGTCCGGCGCCACGCAGGGCACCAACCACGGCAGAATCACCGGCGCCCTGGAGGTCGCGGGCTACCCGGTGCGCCTGGTGCGCCCCCAAGACTGGAAGGACAGGGTGCTGAGGGGCACGAAGAAGGACAAGGCCGACGCCATCGCCTTCGTGCAGCGCGCCTACCCGGATATCAACCTGATCCCCGGCAAATGCCGGACGCCCCAGGACGGGCTGGCGGATGCGGTCTGCCTGGCCGAGTGGGGGCGTCTCACGCTAGAGTGGTGACCCCAGAAACGAGGAACCCCTCCATCATCGACCGGCCCAGGTCTAGGAGGGGTGAGCAGGGTCCGACAGGAGGGAAGGACCAGCACGCCCATCATAGCGAGCCGTTTCCCCGCCTGCAACGACCCTGCCTCCATCAACCAAGGAGGTAGTCAAATGCCTATCCAAAAGACGGCACCCCGTCATCATTCCGGGGTAGTGGAGGGTAATCTTTCGTGGAGAGCGAGAGGAGTCCTTTCTTATGCCATGACACACGAAGAGCCGGTAACTCCCAGCCTGATTCAAAGGCTAGGAGGAACTGGAAGAGATGCCGCAAAGGCAACAATCAACGAGCTTATCGACCAAGGATACCTTGATGGAGACAGGCATTACATCAAGCAGAAGATCCCTGAGCCTGTTCGTCGCGAAGTCCTTGAGCGTGACGGCTTCCGCTGCGTCGAATGCGAGTCTATAAAGCGACTCTCTGTTGACCACATTGTCCCTGAGAGACTGGGCGGCGAGCCGGTGCCGAGCAATCTTCGCACCCTTTGCTCGCCCTGCAATAGTGAAAAGGGGGTGAAGCAGTGAGCATCCGTCGCGCTGCCCGCAAGCAGGGCAACTTCACCGTCATCGACAATATCGTTTTCACGTCAGGCCTCAGCTTCCGCGGGATGGGCATGTTGACCTACCTACTGAGCAAGCCTGATCACTGGCGAGTGTCCGTCACCCAGCTTGTCAGGCTGGTTAAGGGGTCTGCGAAGGCCGATGGCCGAGATGCGGTTTATGCCATCCTCAAGGAGCTTATCGAGAAGGGGTTTGTTGAGCGCGTCCAGACGAGGGGTGAAAGCGGGCAGCTTTCAGGAACCGAGTATGTTGTGCATGACACGCCGGTTACGCCTGAGCCGCTTACGGATAAGCCGCATACGGCAGAGCCGCTTACGGCTGATACGACGCAAGTAAATACTGAGGGGTTAGCAAGGACTGATAACTCAGCAAGGACTGATAACCCCCCTAACCCCCCGTCGCCTGGCGGCGACCTGTTGGGCAGGGAGGAGAGCGACCCGGGCTGTGATCCTGACGTGCATATCCCCGAGTGGCTGGATGCCGAGGCGTGGCAGTCCTTCGTGGAGCACCGCAAGCAAATCAAGGCGAAGATGACGCCGAAGGCCAAGACCATGCTGCTGACGAAGCTCGACAAGCTGCGAGGCAAGGGGCATGACCCCAAGGCGCTTCTCGAGGAGTCGATCATCAACGGGTGGAAGGGCGTGTTCGAGCCAAAGGGCGGTGGCTCGGGAGGCCGCGCCCCGAACCACCACACCGGCATCAACGACCTGGATCACAGCCAGGGGCTCCGCAAGTCCCGCGACGGGAGGACCACGCTATGACCTTGCCGACACCTGGGCTCGGCGATATGGAGCGCAAGCCGGCCCACTGCGACACCCACGGCGACTACGAGGCTGTCCTGCTGACCATCGGCGAGCCCCGCTGGACGGGATGCCCGGACTGCGCCAGGGAGGCCGTGACCACCATCGAAAATGCGTATTCTCGCGACGATGAGGCAATCAGGAGGCGCGTTAAGGGGAAGGCCCTGGCCAGGGTAGCGGGTATCCCCAAGAGGCACGCTCACAGCCGCCTGGATAACTACGAGCTCCGCGGGACACGCTCGCAGGCCAAGGCGCACCGGATGATCGACGAATACGCCCGCGGCCATGCCCTCCTCGAGGGCGCGTCGCTGATCCTGACCGGCACCAACGGCAGCGGCAAGACCCACCTGGCCTGTGCGGCGGTACGCCACCTGGCGTTGGAGCGCAACCTGCCGGCCCGGTACATCACCGCGCCCAGCCTGTTCCTGCGGATCCGTGCCAGCTATTCGACCCGCGAGGAGACGGAGCGCGACATTCTGGACGACCTGGCCGCCCCGACGCTGCTGGTGATCGACGAGATCGGCCTGGGCGCCGGCACCGACCATGAGATGCGCCTGCTGTCGGACGTGCTCTGCCGGCGCTACGACGACATGCGCGCCACGATCCTCTGCACGAACCTTCCGGCCGCCAGCCTGCGGGAGTGGCTGGGGGATCGCGCTGTCGACCGCCTGCGCCAGACGGCGAGTGTGGTGGTGTTCGATTGGCCCAGCTATCGGGGAGAGCTCTGATGCCGTACAGCTATGACGCGGAGGTGGCGCTGATCGGCTCCGCGATGCTCGACAATGCCGTGATCCCGGACGTGGCCGCCATCGTGCGCCCTGACGACTTCGGCTCCGGCCAGCACCGCTCCATCTGGGGCGCCATCGCCTCGTTGACGCGACGTCAGCAGGCCGCGGATATCGTGACCGTCTCGGAGCACCTGGAAGCGGCCGGCATCCTCGAAGAGGTCGGGGGCCTGGATCACCTGGCCGAGTGCGCGCGAACGGTGCCGAACGCCGATCACGCCATGACCTATGCCAAAGTGGTCGCGGACCTGGCGCAGCGCCGAGCCCTGCTGGAAGTGACGATGAGCATGGAGGAGGCCGTCAGGGATCGGGAGCGCCCGCTGCATGAGGTGGTACAGGCCTTGCAGTCCCGCGCCGAGGGGTGCCTGAGAGCCGGAAGCGACACCCTGGAACCCATCGGCAAGAGCCTGGGGGCCGTGATCGACCGCATCGACCGGCGATTCAACGGCGAAGAGCAGGCGATGGGGCTGCCGACCGGGATTTCCGACCTGGACCGAGCCATCATGGGGCTGCGGCGGGGGCTCAACGTCGTGGGCGCCAGGCCGAGCATGGGCAAGACCACCTTCCTGGTGACGCTGGCCGGCGCCATCCTGTCCCGGGTGGACGGCGACAACAAGCCGATCCAGACCCCGATCTTCATGGGCAGCCTGGAGATGCCGGCTGACGCCATCCTGGAGCGCCTGATCGCGAACCTGGGCAACCTGCCAATCATGGCCATCAAGGATCCCGCCCAGCACATACGCGACGACCACTGGCCACGCATGACGCACGCGGTCAACCTGCTGAAAGACGCGCCGCTCTACGTCGACGACAAGCCGGGTCAGACCGTGGGGTATGTCCGCGCCAGGGTGAAGGAGATCCACGACCGGCATGGCCACGTCGGCATGGTGATGGTCGATTACCTCCAGAAGATGCGCGCCGAGGGGGACTACGGCGCCAGGCACGACCGCGCCATCGGCGAGATCGTCGAGGGGCTCAACGATATCGGCAAGGAGTACGACTGCCCGGTGGTGCTGCTGTCCCAGCTCAACCGCGCGCTCGAGCAGCGCACCAACAAGCGGCCCATCATGTCAGACCTCAAGGAGTCCTCCGTGATCGAGCAGGAGGCCGACGTGATCCTGTTTCTGTACCGCGATGAGGTCTACAACCCGGACACGCCCGACAAAGGGATCGCCGAGATCCTGGTGGCGAAGAACCGCGAGGGCATGGTGGGGCCGGTGCTGGCAGCCGCGAACATGGCCCACGCGAAGTTCGCCCCGCTGGCCGTCCATCGGTATCCCGACGGCTGAGCCATGGCGTCCCGCCCCTTCATGCGGAGGGGCTTTTTTTCGTCACAGGTAGTGCAAAGTCTGCACCTATGCGCTAGGCTAAGGGTGCGCCATCGAGAGGCGCCCACCAACACAGAGAGGAAGCCACCATGCCCAAGCAAACCATCTACATCGCTGCCCGCAAGTATTCCTGGTCGGACCAGTTCCAGTACGCGATTTCTGACACCGACCTCACGGACATGTACGACCGCGATGACGGGACCATCTACAAGGTGCTGGAAGTGCGCGAGATCGACCTGCCCGCCCTGCCATCCCGGGAGGAGATGATCGGCGCCGAGATCGACGCCCTGGGGCGGTACAGCAAGAAGGTGATGGCCGAGGCTCGCGAGAAGGTGCGCCTGATCGAGGAGCGCATCGCCAACTTGCGGTGCCTGGAGCACAACCCCGAGGAGGATGCCAAATCGTGACGCCCGAAGAGTTGAAAGCGGCCCGGCAAGAGCTGGGCCTTACCGTCGACAAGCTTGCCAGCCGCCTGGGTATCTCTACGCGCAGCATGAAGTATCGGCTGTCAGGGGAGCTCCCCGTCAGAGGGGCGGAGGCGAAGCTACTGAACATGGAGCTGGCCGCGCACCGCGAAGCCAAGTCCAGGACGAGGAAGCCGAAATGAAACGCATCATTTACTGCCGGGGGGATCGCTGATGCCGACCTACACGGAACTCGCCATGCGCACCTTGAAGCCGCTTGGCAGCGAATCCCTGGACTTCGCCCACGCGGCCCTGGGGCTCGTCGATGAAGCCTACGAGCTCGCGCTGTCCACCAGCGAGGAGAACGCCCTCGAGGAGATCGGCGACCTGTGCTGGTTCCTGGCACTGGCGGGGCAAAGCCTGGGGGTGGCGCCGTTCGATGCCGAGCGCGGCATGCACTACGACCAGCGTGCATCCGGCACCATCGGCACCATGGTCGAGTGGCTCGGCGAGCACGCCGCCCTGATCGCCGGCGACGCCAAGAAGTGGCTCGTCTACGGCAAGCGCCCCGGGGAGTCGATCGAGCACCGGATGGCCAGGATGGTCGACCTGATCCGATCCATCGGAGAGCAGCATGGGTGGACTCTCGAAGAGATCCAGGAGGCCAATATCCGAAAACTCGCGGCCCGATTCCCGGATGGGTACACGGACCTGGCCGCCAAGGAGCGCAACAAGGCCGCCGAGATGAAGGCGCTTAGGAGGGAGTGACGCTGCCGTGACGGACAACGCCAGGAGGCGCCAAGGGGATTGCTGGTGTCCGGCATGTTGCCGGCCCCGCCCCCGCGCCGAGATGCACGTTTACGAAGGCCAGCGCAGGATCAGGCTGTCGAAGTGCAAGCGATGCCTGCGCCTGGAAGGGAGACGATCATGACGACATTCAATACGAGGGTGGCCGGCATACCTTGCCAGTGCCACGTCACGCTCTACGCGCCTGGGGCGCCGATGCGCATCACCGGGACGGGATTCGGCGATGCCGAGCCGCCCGAGCCCGAAGAGTTCGAGTTTCGCCTCCTGGATCGCCGCGGGCGCCCTGCGCCCTGGCTGGAGGCCAAGCTCAGCGACGATGACGAGGATCGCCTCCTCGTCGAATACAAACAGCACCAGAGGGATATCGCCGATGATTACCTGTGATGTACCGCCCGAGTCATCCTGGCCCAAGGAGGTCAAGTGCGCCGTCCAGAACGCCGACGGAACCTGGGTTTACTGCCTCCTCGATGCGTACAAGAT